CGTTGAGCGGGCCGCTATACTGCCGCTTCCATCGTTTGCTTGCCGCATCGACGATGACTGTCCCGCCATTGTCTGCGGTCGTGGTGTCCGAGGCATCATAGTAAAACACGCCGCCGCCATCGCCTTCGACGTGATTGTAGCTGAGGCGGACAAGCTCGGGCTCAGACGGACTCCCCGTTTTGGCCTGGAGCGCAGCAACGTTGCTCAGGACCAGCCATGAATCGCCGTCGGAACTTTCTCCCGCGGTGTAAATCGGATCGCGATCGACGATCAGAACATTCGACGCATCAAGGATCTGGAGGCGGTAACTGACATCGGGATTCAAGTAGATCGGGGGGAAACGCCCGGCACTGTCTGCAATGACGGGGTTGGTGTTCGGGGTTGTCAGCGCCGAATCTGAGTAAGTCGTCGCGTTGTTCGTGGTCTGCGTCAGGTAAAAGCGGGCTTTTGCCCCAGAAATCGGCGCGCCGACTGCGTTGACAATGTCAAAAAGCGGATCAGATAAATACATTTAAAGATATTCCGCCGTTTTTACTTGCAATCGACAAAATTAAGCTTGCATTAACCCTGTCAACCTATATCTTGTCTCCATGGGGGCGGGAAGCCATCACACATCCCCGCCCCCCACTAGCCAATGGAGAAGCTAATGTACGGAACTGCATATCATAATTCGGGCTCGGAGAAACCCGTCACGCAACTCGCTTGCTATACTTTGACGGGCCTTGCCATCGTCCTCTCGGCGCTGGCTTTCTGGGAAAAGGGTTTCGTGCCCGCCGCCCTGATGACCACGGCCTTCGGCGCTGTCTCGTTCCTGCTTGCAGGAGCGGTGAACAGGGTCGCTGAAGCGATTGCCAAGCGGCATTACGTCACTGCGGTGCTGGCCGTGATCATGGGCCAGGTCTGCATGTGCCTTGAGGCGGGCATGACCCATTTCGGTCTCGCCCATCTCAATGCGCAGTATGCCATCGCCCCGGCATGGTCGCTGTGGCCGATCTCTTTCGGTCTCAGTGCCTTCAACGTCTTCTCGCAGTATGCCTTCGCCCGTGATCTCAAAGCCCAGCAGCCTAAACCTCGGATCGTTCTTCCGGCGAGGACGCAGCCGGATCGTTGGACGGAAGACTTCTTTAACAGCGACTGGGAAACGGGTCTCGCCCGTGTCGTTGACAATGTCCGCAAACTGCATCAAAAGAAATAACAGTAGAGTTCCCCCCGCGAAGCCCCGGCTTGCATCCCCCCGCAAGTCGGGGTTTTCTTATGAGCGATCGCCTTAATCGGCAAACACGCTCTTTCCTTCGCTGAGGCGTTTGCGCGCATGTTTCACAGCCGCTTCCACAATATCGCGCGGAGGCGGCTTATCGTTCGGGATAATATCTTCAAGCATCCGTTTGCGTTGTGCTGGGGTCAAGGTTGGAACGAGCGTCGGAATGTCCATTTCCTCGCCGTCTATGTTGACGCCCACACTGTATTCAGTCGCCACGGCCCTTGAACCGTCCGGCAGTTGAATTGTCAGCGGTCCTAAAAACCCCTGACCTTTCGGGGCGCCATCTGGTCGGGCGCCGTAGTCTGGCGGAGTAGTTCCGAAAGGCGAACTAACGAGCGCATTTCTAACGGAGCTGCCCGACCCCTGCGTAGGGTTTTCAGGTTGCGCCAGAAAATTGGCGTTTCTCTCCCGTTCCGGCTCGCGTGCCGCTTGCAACGCTTGCGTCAGACGCTTGAAAGCCTCGGCCTCCTGCGCCGTGCCTGTCACCCGTCCCAATCGCATCAAAGCATCGCGGACAGGACCGCTTTCAAAGAGCCGTATGGCTCCACCCGTCCCGCCGAGCACAGCCGCAGCCGTGAGCATGTTTCCGCCGGCTACACTTGTCGCCAATCCAGCAAGAGCGCTTGTGAGCACCTGCTGGCCCGTAGGCGCCATGCCTGCCTGCCGGGCTCCTGTGGCCTGCGAGGTCAATCGCAGAGCGCGGCGAAGCCCATCAATCGCAGCCGCATCATCCCCTTGGAAGAAGATATTGAGCTGACGTTCAAGCCGGCCCAATTCCCGTTCAAATGTCGTCGGATTGAACGCGCCAGGTTCATTGATGTCGCCGGCTTTCTGCGCCGCTCGCTGCAAAATGGCTTGTCGGGCATAGGCGCGCCCTTCGGGTGTCAGCCCATCGTAAAGCAGGCGGATCTTGCCGCTTTCATTGCTGAACAGAAGATCCTTGCTCTTTTCCGGGATTAGATCGCCTTGATTGAGGACGTTGCGAAGGGTTGAAACGTCCAGCTCTCCGATCATTTGCGCCAGTTCCGTGTTAGCCGTTCTCCAGCGCGTGAATGCGTCGTCCCCGGCGTTCTGGCGAATGTAGTTGCCCATATCTTCATTGAGCGCCGTGTAGATGCGGTTCATCGTTGTGGAACCCTCGTCCCTGATTCCAGCGAGCTGAGGATTGTCAAACATCGTTCGATAGGCTCGCCGAAGCGTCTCAATCGAGTCTAGTTGTTTGTTGGCGAGCGCCGTTCTAGCCGCTTGCAGTTCATTGATAATCGGCTCAAACGTCACCGGATCGGCCCGTGTCAGTCGCGCCAGTTCTGCGTCAATCCGTCGCGTAGCGTTCGGAACCGGGACCGGTGGGCCATCCGCCAGATTGCTGATAACCGCGTTCTTCTGCGCCGTCAGGCGATTGAGATCCGCGCTGCGCTGACCGCGAAGCTCCTGCGTGATCGCCGCAAGCGTCTCATCTCCAAGTTGATTGCTATCAACCCCAAACTCATCAAGCGTCTGGCGAACGGCATTGATGCGTTGCGTTTCCTGTCTGGCCCTTGGCCCGCTCATGCCGACGAACGGAATCGCTTCTCCAGCCCGGCGGACGGTGCCTCCAATAAAGCCCTGAGGAGGCATGACATCAGTCGTGAAGACATTGATACCGCGGTTCTGGGCTTCCTGCACATTGCGGGGAAGTGCCGCTTCCGGCGCTTCATAGCGCGTTCCAGCAACTCGTCCGCCTGCAAGGCCTCCTGCGAGCCCCGCCGCAACTTGCGCGCCTGTACCGCCTCCAGCCTCCCGCGCGGCTTCTGCGGCAAGTCCCGAGCCAACTGCACCGCCTAATTGCTGACCCGGTTGTGCGGCGAGTGTCGCCAGAACATTGCGCGTTGCACTGACGGCGCGCGGCACTCCTTGCGCAAGGACGTTCATCCCCGTACGTGCAAGTTGGATTGTCCCTGCTGTCGGGGAAATCATTTCGGTGGCCGCACTGGTCAGGCGCTCAACAGGTGTTTCCGGCTTGGGCACGCCCGCTTTGGTAAGCGCTTCGCTTGCAATTTCTCGCAAAGGCTGTTCCTGCGGCACGCCAGGAATCAGCGCCATTGCGGAGCGCACCGGATCATAGACCGTCCCGACAAGGCCCGCCGCGCCTTGAACGAGAGCGCGTCCTGCGAGAGCCGTTGAGCGGCCCAATCCTTTACCGACTTCGACGGCCTTGTCCCGACCCGTTTTCTTCTTTGCCGGATTGGAGCCCGCCCATTCTTCTGCGAATGACGATGCTTCCTCCGGCGTATCCGCTTCGATCGTTATCTTGCGGCCATCATCAAGCGTGATCTTGTAACGCTTCATGATTATTCTTCCTCAACAGAGACAACTCTAGGCGGTCTGCGCGTCGCTCCCGGCGCCCCTTGCCGTGTCACGCCGCTGAAAGCCGGCGGTGCGCCTGAGGCTCCCGGTCGTGTCACGAAGTTCTCGCGCTGACCGCCCGTCGGGCTTATTCCCAGAAGGTTTTGCAACTCTTCCCGACTCAGCTGGCCCTCCTCGGCTGCCGCGTTGATCAATCTCTGAAGCGAAGTTTTGAACTCTTGTGCCGCGACTCGTGCTTCTTCTGTACTCAACAGACGATTGCCGAGGCGCGTCATTGCAGCCTGCACCGCTCGCCCTTCGCGATCGCTTAGTGGGCCAAGACCTTTCAATTGTTGCACCCCTCCCAGAAAAGCTTGTCCCGTGACCTGCTCAAGGAGAATAATGGAATCAAGGACATCGTTCGGCGTTGTTGCAAGTGTTCTCCAATCGGTGGGATCTGCCGAATACCAGAAGGCGCCGCTCTTGCCATACATCTTCTCGAAACCCGAGCTTGAAGTCAGGCGGTCAATCAAGCCGACGCCTTCAGAAAGCTGACCAATCGACTTGCGCGCAATCTGGCGCTTTTCCTCGCGCTTTGTTTCTGCCGCTGCGGCTTTTTCTTCTCGACGTGCCTCGGCTTCTTCTTGACGGAAAGTAAGCTGTGCTGCTTGATATGGCGTCATGCCGCCTGTGGCTGTTTCTGGCGCGCCTGGTGCACGTATGTAACGAACTTGTCCAGTAGCCGGGTCATAGACAGTCACGGCTCCCGTAGACACCGACGCTTGCAGCTTTTGCGCGTCCTGTCCGAGCGCCAGCTTCATGGCGTTCAGCGAGGCATCGTCCATCGGAGCCGTGCGAAGCTGCTGAATTGTACCTTCATCCATGCCCATCGCTTGCAAGGTGGGCACGAGCGTTTCAAAGGCTTGCATTCTGTTCTGTTGCGGGATCGACGAAAGCATTGTGACGCCGTTCGTGAAGAACTCCAGCTTATCCTTGCGGTCCTGCTGACCACGTTCATAAGTCAGTTGCTCTTGCTCGCTTTGCTGTTTCAGCAAGTCTTGTTGCCGCTCATAAGCCGTCTGTTCGGCTTCACTCGCCATTGCGGCTTCTGCTTCGCGCTGCTGGCGTTGACGCTGGGCGAGCGTGTCCACCTGCTCCACCATACCGGCCTCACCAAAGGCACGCTTGGCGCCTTCTACATCGCCTCTGGCAAGGGATTTAGCCGCGCGGGACTGGCCCATGCGCTGCCGGCTTTGTTCCATGCTGGAACGACCACGTTCGAATGCCTGCTCGGTCGCTCCGATCACATCGGTGAAATAGTTGCGCGCCATGATCGCCCCTTATGTCCGAAAGCCAGGCTTGGGTTTCGTGGCTCCGAATTGCATCGGCGCATTCATCTTTGCGCCGCCGCCGCCGAAGTTCATGTTTTCAAGGAAGTTCTGGCCGATGCCAGCGATCGTTCCTGCCGTCTGTCCTGATGCCAGAGCGCGCTGATAGGATGTCTCGCCACGAAGGTTGGCAAGGTTCTGGGCATTGATTCCGTAGGCTGAGGCGTAATTCTGACCGGCCTGGGCCTGCTGATTCGCTGCGCTTGTTCCGTAGCCCGCAAGGGTCGCAAGGCGGTTGAAGTAATTCCCGTATTCCGCCGCCGCTTCTTGCTGCCCGACGTTCTGAAGCTCACGCATCGCGGCGCCGGATTCAAGCCCGCCCATAGCCGCGCGATTTGCAAGCACATTTTGCGTGCCTTGCTGAAGACGGTATTGATAGTCGGGGCTGGCGAAGAACGAGGCGAAACGGGGATCGGAGCCCGCAGGAGCCTGTCCCATGGGCTGTTGAGGAGCGGCCTGTTCGGGTGCAGGTTGCGGAGCGGTCTGCGTCGAAATAGGCGCGTTGATGGTCGGAAGGGCCTGTTGCTGACCCATGGCCATATCGCCGGGCAGGCCCATGATCCGCCCTTCCATTTGGGCGGGTTGCTGGATCTCTCCCGTGAATTGCTCCGGTGCGGCTGTAATCGTCTGGACATTCGCCGTCATGCCGGGAAGTTGCCGGCCTTCTTCGCGTCCGAAGTTCTCGTAGTGCCACTGAGCATATGCCGCGGGGTCTCCACCGAACATCTGCTGCACGCCCGGCTTGTTGAACTCCGCCATGAGATCCGGGTTCTGGCTCAGATAGGTGGAGAAATCCCTGCGGGTCGGACCCGTCTGCGGAGCTGGCTGATTGGCTTGGATAGCTTGGGCGAATGTCCCTTGCGGCACTTGGATGTTGTAAAGCTGCGAAAGCTGCTGAAGGGCGCCGATTCCAACTTGTCGCCAGGGTTCGAGCGCAGCGCGCTGCTGCTCATACATTTCGCGCTCAAGGCCCATCTGTTGAGCCCCAGCCTGCTCTGCCGATCGCAGGGCTTCAGAAGCGGCTTTGCGCTGCTGAGAGGCGCCATAAGCCGTCGCTCCGGCTGTCAAGGCGCCAGCCGCAAGCGTTCCGGCATTTGCTGCTATGAAGCTCCCAATTGCGGGCAAGGCTGGCATGTTAGACCCTCGCATACCTATGGGCCGGGCTTTGTTCCCACGCCGCTTTCGTTAATAACCAAATCCGGCCCTCGCCGATAGATGTTCTCGCGTATTCCTCGGACGCCTTTTCCCAGCCGTAGGAAATCGGGGGCGTCGGAAGGCCTTTGATCTCATATGTAAACAGCAAATGCATTCCGTCTGCGAACATCAGCTTCAGTGCTTGCTTACCAACTGCCGCAGCCTCCCGGCCCCAGCCCGGTCGCTTGAACAGGCTATGAAGCTCCCAGATCAGCCCGTAATCGTCCTTCTTCACGAACAGGTAACCGCCATTCTGGCCCGCGATCGGTCTCACCCATGGATTCGTGATGAAAGCCTCAAGCGCATCTTCCTTGATCTCCAGCCCGCAATGAGCCGGCTGGCACTCAGGCGCCTGAAACACGGGAAGCCAGAAATCAAGGGAGCGCTCTATTCTCACACCGTTGTTTCCGTGACTGATCCCAGCAACCTGAGCTTCAGCGTCGTGTCGCCCTTGGCATAGATCTTTGCCCCGGCAGGAAGCCCGGAAAGCCCCACAAGCGGGGCCAGATCCGTCTGATTGCTGCCGATCGTCCTGATGTAAGCAAGATTGGCACTAGCAACCGCAGCGCCATCCAGTGCGACATGGAGCGTGAGGGTATAGGCCGAAGAACCGTCCGTATTCATGCAAAGAAGCTTCTGCACCGTCGCCTTGTATCCGGTCGGAACAGTGTAGACCGCCACGCTACTCGCTGTGAGCAGAGCGCCGGAATTGTCGAATGCTACGCTGCGGCTCGCCATGATCAGGGCTCCAATACATCGAATTCGCCCGGCGGAGGTCCGGGATCAGTCCCGCCAGGAACGCCGTAGGTCGTCACTGAGAACACGTTGAAGGTCGATCCCGTCGGCATATACATGTAGTCAGTGACGCCCAATCCCCTCACTTTGAGGTCGATATTTGCGAGCTGGGGAACGATATTCTCCACTCGGCTTGAACTCAGGGCCTCGCTCGCTGCTGCCGTAGCCGCGGCAAGCTGGTCTTCGAGTTCGGCGATCCTGTTCGTCAGTTCGGCTGTAATATCGGTAAGTGCGCTGAGAGTAGCCTGTGTCGCCGCCTCAACCACTTCATCCTTAACGATCGTCAGCCACTGGTGCCCGTAGCGTGTCAGGCGCCCGGTTGCATCGACGAAGGGATCTGTCGCTGACGGATAATCGGTCATATCTCGTTGATATAGGCTGCTGTGACGCGCATAGGTGCGCTATTCGTCGTTCTCACTTGGAAGACCCGGCCCGGCCTTTTGACCTGGCCTAGACGATACCAGATCACTTCGCCGCCATACTCTCCAGTGCTCCCGAGAGAGTTCCCCTCCCATGGGCTCCAAGTATTTCCCGCGTCATCGGACCAGCGCAGCTCTATAGTTGCTACAGTTGCTAAAGGTGTTGTGCCCGTCGCTACATCGATCACGAAAGACCGGCAGGGAAACTTCTCTGCCTCCGCCAGAATGCCGCAGGTGAAGATCCGCTGCATCGGGTCCGTGCCATCATGTGAGGAGCTTGGATCCAGCTTCCAGATCCGGCCCAGTTCGTCGTCGCCGGCATAGACTTCGACACCATCTCCCTGAACGCCTAGCTGGGCTCTCCATGTCGCTCGATTCCACGAGGAGAACTCGACCCATGCGCCGGTCGCAGCATCATAGACGAACGTGCCCTGATCGCCGATTGAGAGACAGTAAAAGGTATGTCCGTCCTGAGCGTAGGACCATGCTCTGAGATTGCCGAATCCAGCCTTGCGAATGCGTTCCTCAATGCTGTGATCACTCAAGCGAGCAGGTGCGCTATCGCCTGCCCTATAAACAATGCCATCAGAGCCGACCCAGAAAAGCGTATTATCCAGCTTCGCGATGCTATCCCTTGACGCGCATCCCTTCTGGAACTCCCTGCCTTTCGCGACTCGGAAAGGTTCAACAGCCAGTCCCGTTGCATACCAAGGTTCGACGGTCGCCTGCCCGAACAGGAACAGTTCGTTTGCGCTCGTAAACACCGCAAGAAGCTCATCCGGGTTGCTCGATGCTGCGGAGTAACTGAGAGCGTTGAAAGTCGTGGCGTTGATGTCGGACCAGTAAAGCCTTTGAGAACCGGTCCTGACTGCGAGGAAATAGCTATTGAGCCACGCAACGGACGTGACTCCGGCCCCATCAGGGAAGCTGACTGTGCTGACGGTAGATCCATCCGTTGAATAAAGCGCTGTGCCATTGGCTATGAGGGCCGCGCTAGGCCCTATTGCAATGCTCACACGTGATGATCCGGGAATCGTGCCGAGGAGCGTGCTGCCGCCTCCAGAAGTCACCCGATAGAGACTTGTGCCCGAGACCGCCAGCATATCGCCCGAGAACACGCCGGGCTCCCTAGCTATGCCGCGAATGGGGCCAGTCCCAATGTTCGCCAGGGTCGTGAGCCCCGGTCTCTGAAGAAGAACCGAGCCGGTAGCCAATGCGACCGGGCTCGTTTCAGGTATGTAGTTCTTCAGCGCGATCTCGGGCAGTCGCGTTTCAGCTCGCTTGTATGTCTGAAGCCCGAGAGGAATGCGCATTACTTCTTCTTACCGCCGGGTTTCATCTTCATCGGCTTGCCGCTTTTCTCAGAAGCCGCTTTCGCAGCTTTCATCCCAGCGGGTCCGTATCCGTACTTCTTTCCACCGACCATCGGCATGTTATTTCCCTTTCTTCGACTTGCCTGCCGCGCTCAAGGCGATCGCGACGGCTTGCTTCTGGGGCTTTCCCGCCTTGAGTTCCTTGCGAATGTTCGCAGAAATGACCTTCTGCGATGAGCCCTTCTTAAGCGGCATCTTGCATCTCTTCCGTGGCTTTGACGGCGGCGGCTTTTACCGTCGCCATGATCCCGACGATATCGTCCTCCATGGCGCGGATGCCGATCTGCTTGATTGCAATATCAAGCATTCCGACGAGGGCCTGGAATTGAGCGGGGGTCAGTTCGATCGTCATCATTCACCTTCGGGAGCTGGTTGGGGCGGGATCGACGCATTGAAGGCGTCACAGGCAGCCTGAATGCCTTCTTCCTTTGATGCGGTCCCGTATTGCGCCATGTAGCTTTCCGCAGCGCGATTGACCACGAAATTGATGTACTCCGCAGCCGTGATCGGCGCAGTGGGCTGGGGAAAAACGTCAGCGATGACGTCTACGGTGTAGGTGCTCATGGGTAGTTCTCCTTATCAGGTATCGGTCACAATGGTCTTGATCGTCCCATCCGCAAAGATGATTTTGAGATCGCCGTCTGCGGTATCGACGTAAATGATTGCTTGTCCGGCTACCGCCGCTGGCGCAGTCACACCGTCGGTAACTCTCAGCGTAGCGCCTCGGACTTGGCCGGAAGCCTGAATAACTGCGCCCGCCACTATGTCGCCAGCGACATAGACAGCGCGCGGACGATTGGCACCGCTCGCGCCGATGTCGTAGGTGTTGTCGGCTCCGGCGAGGAAGTGGCCGCCGTTGATGATTTTCCACTGGACGCCGTTTGAAACACCCATTTGCAGTTCTCGGACTGTGCCGGTGCCTGCGTGTTCTTGTTTAATCTGAAAATTTCCGCCGCTATGACTAAACGAAAGACGGCTGTAATTGCTTACGTCCGTAAACGTCTCATAAAGCCGAAACGCCTGCGCGTTCGTGCCGTTGCGTTGTGCGAGGGTGTTGGCGGCGTCGCGGGCAAGAAACAAATCAGCGCTGCTGCCAATCCCCAATCCCGTTGTTGCGCTGAAAGTACCCAACACTGCCGAGCTATTTTCGAATTGGAATCCGGCCGTTGTGTTGCTGCTGAAAAAGCGATGAAAAGCGCCTGTGGTGCTAGGTTCGATCTGCAAATCTCGGCCAGCAGCACGATCAACAAATTTCGCTATGCCCGCTTTCGACACGCTAAATAGCGTCGTGCTGCCGACTTGCAGGTTGAGCAGAAGCGAGCCCGCTGCGGAGGCGCTGTCCGTAACGTTCATTTTGATGGCGTTGAAAGTGGTGCCGCCTGCGTTCCAGGTATCGGTCAAGTTATACAGATATGCCTTAGGCATTGATCACTCCCTAGAGATCCCGCTCGTACACTTTTTCATCGGCGCGGTCATAAACTTGTTCGTTGTCGCGCGTATAAACTTCCCGGTTCGACGTTTGCTGCGGTGGACCTTTCCACAGCAGTTGTTCCTGCAAAGCTAGGGAAAGCGTGTCGCGCATGACTTACCAAAGGGCCACAAGGTCGGTAGCATTAGTTGAAGCTGCATTGATCCTGCGAAACTGGATCGGGATGATCTGACCATCACCCACATTCTTGAACACCACTGCAGATGTCCCATCCAGTGGGACAATGGCAATGTCTCCACCGACACCACAGAACAGCGCCCGCGCCGGGCTGGGCAGGTCAACCGTATCGCTGGGCGTGATCGCCGCGAAGTTGAACGCGCTGTTTACTTCCTTATTGCTCGTGGCCATTAGAAAAAGCTCCCTCGGCTATAGACATTGCTCGGCATATACCGAAGCGCTTCGTCGAACTTCATGTGATCTATGCGCCGGAACTGCGTCGAGATCCGCGTCCGGCCCGTTTCCGCGAGCGATACAAGCACACCGCTGGGCTCAACTCCGTATTCTGGGGCGATGACGACCGCCAGCAATGCACTCACGCCTTCGTCATGATCCGGCCCGAGAGGCTGTTCATCAGTGAGCTTGAGAGCGCTGATATCCGTCCACTGGCGATTCCACTGGGTAAAGACGAACTGCTGGCTTGTCGTCATTTGCGTGGAAGATACCGTCTGAGAAGGTGTAATCGTGTAGGTTCCCGTGCCGCCCGTCCCCGTACCCAATGCTGTGATCGTCGTATTCGTTGTAACGCCCGTTCCGTTGAATATTTGTCCGACGGCTAGCGTTCCCCGGCTAACAGCGCTGACTGTCATGGTCGTGCCGGCGATGGACGCAGTGTAAACAGGCGGGATCCCATTGTTCAGAAGCTCAATCCGGGCGCCGTTTCTGGGAACGCGATAGGTTACGCCGTTGTCATCGGTGACTGTGGCGGGCAAGGTCACCACATAAGTCCCGGTATATCGGTAATCCTCTTCGCCCGTGATCGCTTGATCAAGAAGCTTATCGGTGAGCCGTCCAGCAATGCCCACTCCGGGAAGCCTCGCCATCATGGACTTGAGCGCAACGAGCGCATCTTGTGCCTGGCTGGCTGTGGGTTCGCGTCCGGCAGGGATAGCCTCGATCAGCCTGAGAGCGCGCTTGATGATGTCATTAACAGTCATGCCGCCTGCCTCATGCGCTCACGCAGCCAATCACCGAGGCGTCCTGAATACCATGTATTCGGCCCCGCGTAATGGCTTAGAAGGATTTCAGGCGCGCATCGGATCTCAATTCCACATGCTCGGGCCATGGCGCAGAACCTGAGATCTTCGCCCCAGAGCGTTCCGTCTGCATAAGGCATATCGAAATAGGCGTAGTGTTCCTTGCCATTGTCCCGGTAAACCCGATCCGGCATCGCTTCCCTGATCTTCAGGAGAGCCTCACGGGTTATGCATAGAAAGCCTGTTCCAAGACCTGCAACGGGGAAAGTCCCGTGCTTGTCTGTCCAGAGCGGGGCTTCTCCTTCGAGCCAATGAACAACGAAATCACCGCTTTCATTCTTCAGCCGATAGCTTCCGCCGACGATCTCATGGGGAATTGAGCACATATCCATGAGAGATCCGGGAGGCCAGGCGATATCCCCGTCTATGAAAACAAGCTTGTCCGCCGTGCTTTCAAGGAATTGTCTCGTTAAGGCGTTGCGGGCTGAAGGAATGCTTGAACACCCCTCCAGCCTCGCCACTTCGAACGTATGTCCTGCCCGGATTGCATATAAAAGCTCTCCGAGCAGGGCATCCGCTGTCGCCGCGAACACCTTACCGTCATAACAAGGGATCGCGACAAATAGGTGCATCAGGCAGACGCCACAAAACCGAGGTTGATGAGCGCCGTTCTGATGCTGTTCACGCAATCACGGATTTCAGCCGTGGTCGGTGTGGTCGTCAGAGCCGCGAAGGTCGCAGCCCGGACAACCGGGGTCTTGCCATAGAAACCGATCTTGTCGGTTGCGGACTGGCCGAGGGACGAACCATCGGGACCGCCGTCAGAGAGTTGTTTCACTGCCATAACACAAGGCTCCTTTCAGATTACGAAGTCGGCGTGAGGGCGGCGATGCGGGCAGCAAGCTGCGCGCGGATCGTCTTGTAGCCGTAGAGAACGTCCAGACGGCAGGGGAACGCATCGTTGTTGATGTCGTACTGCCGCACGACGCGGATCGAGATCCCGTCATAGACTTCGCGGGCGGCGAAATCGACGCCCTTCGGCATGACGAGGTCAGCCGTCGCAAAGGTGAAGGCGTCCTTGTGGTAAACGATCGACTGGCCGTAGGTCGAAGAAGCCGCACCGACGAAGGTGAGCGCCTTGTTGTTGGCCGCGCCGTTCGAGACGTTCTGGCGAGCGCCGGTCGCGATGATTCCCGGGGAAATCTTGATCGTGCCCGAGCCGCCGGCGAACGCTTCCGTGACCGTGAACTGCTGGAGGATACCCGTCGAGACTTTCGTCTCCGGGTGAACCATGAAGACGTCCGCAATCGTGAACACATCGCCGACAACCATCGCGCCGGTTCCGGTATCAACGATGAGCGAGGAGCCGGTCTGGGCAGTGGCGTTGTCAGTGAGATAGGTCGTCGCGACGCGAGCGCCGTTCGTGAAGTTGGTCAGGTGGCTCGTTTCCATGAAGTCGAAACCAGCAGCCCGCCCGACAACACCATCACGATACTGCTTCGAGATCTCGGGAGCTGCGTTGAACAGCGTCGAGAAGGCCGAAACGAGGTTCGCCATGTCGTTGTTGGTCAGGAGCGCCGTGCGGTCGCCCGGAGGAGAAAGGTTCTCTTCGAGCTTGCGCTTGCCGGCCAGGATATTCGCGTAGGTGATCGCGCCGGAGACGTTGTTCACCGTGTTGTAGATGTCCTTATACATAGTGCCGAGCGCGTCAGCTTCGATCGCTGAAGCGAGCACAGCCATGGCAGGTTCAAGGATACGACGCGAGAAGTCGTCGAGGTCGAGCGTCAGCTCTGCGGAGCTGAAGTTCATATCGACGCCCTTCTGGGTCGCAACCGTCAGGTCCACCTTGGTTTCCGTGGTGTCCTGCACGCCAATCACCGCGCCTGTCCTCACCGTGTACTGGTTCGGGAGGCGGATGCGCAGCGTGTCGCCGATCTTCGCGCCCGACTGGGCGAAAGAGTTATCGTAAGCCCGGTTGATCGAGCCGACGAAGGTCAGTTTCTGGTGGAGGATACGCAGGGCTTCCCGCGTGATCATATCCGGAGTCAGGATCGTGTTTGACATTGTTCCTTACCTTTTGACTTGTTGAGATCGCCACCGCATCCACTCGTCGGTGCTCATCGCCTCGGGTGTGCGAACAGCAGCGCGACCGGATACTGTGGGACCGGGTGCGGGGGCTGCCGAAACTGGCTTCGATCGCGGTGTCGCCAGCTCACGCTCAAGACGGGCAATCGCCAGTCCCTGCTTGTGAGGCGGCAGCGCAGCAATCTTCTTCAGTTCGGCAGTATGCTCGCCGAGATAGCTGGCGAGCGCGAGTGATGAATCAGACTCCAAGACCACCTCGGCAATCTCTCGGGTCACCGGCAAGGTCGGATCGTTGAAGAACGCATACGCGCCCTCCGTTTCCGCCCTTTCGACAAGCGCATTGCGCTTCTCTTGGATCTTCTGCATCTCCATTTCCGCTCGCAGACTGGCCTTGACCTGCTCCACGATATCGGATGAGGGCGCTTCGGATATTGAGGGTTCCGGCTCCGTATATTGAGGCTCGCGGGCTGAATATTGGTTACGCATAGCCTGCTCACGCCAGAAGTCGCGTTCGCGTTCGGCCTGCCTCGCCTGCCATGTCAGCTCAGAAAGACGCTTTCCAACGCCCTTCGGCTTCTTGGCTTCCGCTTTGCCTTCCTCTGTTTCCGCTTCTGCCGCGATAGGTTCCGGGTTCTCCGGCGGGGGCGCTGGCGATGCTTCGACTTCGGGGGTGATTGCTGTGGTGTTGTCTTCGGTCATAATTTGCGCTCTTCGCGGCTCCGTTAGGCGAGCATCCCTCCCGCGGGTGCGCCCTGTGCGGGCGGACTTCCGGCGCTTGCGGGGGCGGCGCCTGGAACTGGTAGACCCAAAGCCATCAGACGCTCGGTCATTTCAAACTCAAGCTTGTTGGCTTCGACATTCGTCTTTCTCGCCTTGGCTTCCTTCTCAGGATCAGGCGGCGGAGCCTGTCCCTGACCTTGGAACATCTGGCGGATCTCTTGGCTGACTTCCTCAGCGTCCGGCCAATCCATCAGTTCGGCCAGTCTGGGAAGGAGGATCGGGCCAAGCATCGGAGCGGCCTGAAGCATATCAATGATGCCCTGAGCCGTTTCCTGACGCTGGCTTGTGTATGTCGGGCCGGTTGTCACCCTGACATCATAGCGGCCACGCTTGAGATCGATGGGTCCGGTGTTGACCTGAACAATCGCCGCCTCGTTCTTCTTGCCGAGAACACGGACCTGTCTTTCCGTGTCATAGATTTTCGGGATCATATCAACGAGGATGCGCCCGGTTTCTTCGACGGCAGCCAGAAGGTTATCTATGAAAGCATAAGTGCCGACATCGGCTTCCTTCTGGCGCGCCAAGATCGCGCGCCCGCTAGTTTCATTGGAGCGAGCGCCGAGACTGGCGTCGTATATGCCCGTAGTCGCTTTGAGATCATCAGCCGCAAGCGCAGCTTCTTGTAGCATTGCGCCTTCAATCGGAGCGGGCTGCATACGCTGAGGCGGGCCAGGAGATTGAGGATCGGGCGTGTAAGTCAGGAATGGCGGGTTCCCCGTCGCCATCTGATACCATTCTTCCTCACGGCCTTCGATCTGGCGATCCGTAACGAGGAATGGCGCTTTAGGCGCAAGAGCAAGTTTCTCAACGGAAGCCGATCGCCAATAGTTGATCATGCGCTGGCTGTCTTTAGCCCAGCGGATCACGCTGCTGCGGACAATCCTCGGGCCGATCTCGACTTCCTCGCCCCATACGGGAATGATCGGAATCCGGTCTCCAGCCCATTCATGCGGGCCGGACAGGATCTCGGCGCCCGTCATGATCCACCACTTGACCGCCTTCTTCTTCACCTTGCGGCGCATCGGCTCGCCGTTCTTATCCACGCGCACGCCCGGAGGCGGAGGGATTTCCGGGGGCTGGATGCCCTGCATCATGTCCATCTGAGCGCGCATCTGGGCCTGTTGATAAGCCTGCGCGAGCTCTTCATAGTCATCAGCGTAGATCGTGGCGCCGTTCTCAAGGGCTATGAGTTCGACGTTCTCCTCGGTCACTTCCCAGTATTCAGCGACCCGGACCATATCGAGCGTGATCCAATCGGCATAATCGACGCCTTCCTGACCCGCATCGCCGTAAAAGTCGATCTCCGCCGTGTCCTTTCCATAGAGCGCATGGAAGGTGTCTTTCGGCAGATCGGTGTACACGAAGCAATACTTGGCGTCCCGGCGGGTTCTCTCGACTGCACTGGGGTCCCACACAACCGCGAGCGGGTCTGGGATCGTTTCAAGGAAAAGGTCCTGATCGAACGTCTTTTCCGTCGCGTAATCTGTCTTGACCCGCCAATGGCCCATGCCACAGGACGCAGCATGTTGAATGCCCTTTGAGTAAACCCGTCCGGCT